CACCACCAACTTGCCGCATCGCGCGGCACAATGAGTTCCGATGATCCCCCCGTTATCGCTACGGGGGTACCCATCCCTTACGATTCTGACATCGTGTTCAGATTCGTTATCACTGAAGAGTGGCAGGAGTACCTTTCTACCCTCATCACGGACCGCAGTGTCCCTGTTGAGACACTTCGTAGTATAGACGATATGTTCGAATACAAACGTCTGCGTAAAATGATGTGCATCGAGCACAGACCACGCATGACTTCACTCGCCGACCTCTACGATTTTGTTATGACCGCACGTGACGCACGCGGTTGTATCTGTTGCTTCATCGAAGCGCAAGCTGAATCAGCTTACGCCGACATGAAAGCTAGCCGTTTGCGCGGCGCCTGTCAACGGTGGAATGATCTTCTCCTTGGTGAGGCGGTCGTCGATCTCGAACACGATGAGGTCGTCTACAGCCACGATGGTAATCCGCATGACCTCGATTATTACATCACGAATCACATTGTACTCACTGAGCGTTGCTGGTTGTTCACCGCCGCTTGCGGCATGGGTAAAAGTAAATTCGCGCCCGGTGTCATCGCTGAAAAACTAGGTAAACGGAAGATCATATTGCTCACCGAAAGGGTCAACTCGACGGTTTCTACCCTCACTTGGTACCGTGATCACCCGCCTAAAGGCGTTGGGAGAATTTCTGGTCGCGCCGGAGGTAAAAATTTCGATTTTCGTCGCAAAGATGGACTACCTTTACGTGCCTACACAACCGGCGCCTTCGTTCGAATGAAGAAGAGCGAATTAGCCCTTGATGATGACACTCTTGTTTTCCTGGATGAATGTCACAATGTCACAGCTGAATCAGCTGTGGCGATGTCATTAGTCAAACCGGCTAACCTCGTCTGCATGTCAGCCACCCCGGCTAACGCTGGCGCCCAAATCGACCTCCGCACCCCCAAGCCGTCTACGATACACTTCTCAGACTACAGCAATGATCGGCGTTTTATTGATCATATCAAAACACTTTCGCGCGTTTCGGTCCTGATGATCTTGCCGACGATGCGTGCCGTTTTTCGTGAGCTCGACATCATGCAGGTCGCTTTCCCGTCCGCCGTGTTCATCGTTTACTCACGGGCCCTCAAGTATCGTTTAATCGGGGATCGTAAGGTTGATGTCAATCTGCAGCAGCTCGAGATACTTTCCAAGGGCGACAATGTTATTATTATATCGACCGACGTTCTTCAAGAAAGCATCACATTGCATTGTTCGACGTTCTACGACTCTGGCATGCGTTTCCGACCAAATAACAATGCCAACATGAAAATCTCGGGTGGTGTCCAGACCTTACGTGGTTATTTAGGGGCGATCGAAGAGCCTATCCCCGCCCGCCCGTCTGATATTGCACAAGTTTGCGGTCGTGGCGGTCGCACCGATTTATCCGCCAACGCTCACATTTTCATCTCTTCATCAGAGCCCTGTCTATATTCACCGGAGGACGTCATTGTTCACGATGGTGAACTGCCAGCACGTTACGCAAAATTTCGTAAGCATGTCCCTGTACGTGTCGTTGATGAGTACTTGGCTGGACTGGCGCAGCTACTTGAAGATAGAGTCGTGCCGGATAACAGGTTCTTTGAACTTAGCGAGCACTACGATGACGTCAAACGTCGCAAGCGCAATATCTACTATTACGAGGATCATGTGTACCTTGACGCTGCCAAGTTCTATTTCCCACCCGTTACTGCTAATCTCCCTAAAGCAGCTGAATCAGCTGTTTCTGCAGTCGATGTTGAGCGGCAACAGCAGCCCGTTCTCGTAGCTGAATCAGCTGCGCGTGACGCCGTCATCTACCCTGTGCCACCCGTCATCGTTGGCTGGAACGAATTGCACCTCATGCCGTTCTGCCCATCTGTCATTGCGTTCCCCGGTCAAGTGCTCGCAATCGTCGATCGTAATTTCACCTCACAGACAGCTGAATCAGCTGATCCCGCGATCGATAAATTACAGGAACAACAGACCGGACATACTGCGGTGTTGTCGTTGCCATATGTCGCCCCGCTTGTCGTGATGATCAACCCGCCTACCAGTCGACCTAGTAATCACCGCCGACTTGTTAAGAAAGTGACTAAGGAGGCGACGATTGAATTTTTGAACCGCTTCGCACCTCTACCCGAGATGGTGTTATGGTCTGGACCAGCTATCAAAACCGCGAACGAACTGTGCAAGAAGGTTGTCTTCCCCTCTCGTTGTCGGTTGAAACGTTGCACTAGCGCACCTGATATATCGTCGTGGTCCGCGCCATCAGCGTCGCGGGTTTTGCCTAAACGACCAAAGGAGGATTTCGATACATCAAGCTGTCTACGCTGCCATAGGCGTTATTGTTGCGACCCTCATATATCCGAGCGTATTTCTGGCGCCACTTTTCGGCATCTTTGTGCAATTGGTACACACATCTACCCTCTGCCGCTGATTGGCGGATCTGATGCAGCTGAAGCAGCTGCACTCGCCCCGGTCGTTAATGCGCAGCCGGTCGTCGTCAATCGCCTGCCTGTGCATAGACGGCGTGTAGTACAAATTGAAGATGGTCCATTTGTGAGAGCCCCGGGTACTTGTTGGAAGAAACTCTTTTGGATGCCTACTGAATATTCCGGCAATAACGTCACTGTTGCTCAGGTCCTTGCGGAAACAGAGAAGTATGCATCGCAGTTGTCGGGTACCACAATCATCTGGGAATTAGCCGAGGATGGCGATGTTCACATAAATGATGTCTTTTGGAATGCCAGGGTCATGAACTTCGCTCGGTCGTTCGGTGATCTTCCGGCCGCTGGCCCTATTGTTCCTGGCGCCAGAATGAAGGCCAAGAATATTATCGCTTTCCTGAACTTCTTACGCGATATCAAGCCGAGGTATTCCACTCGTGTCAGTACTGATGATCGCGAGATTTATCAAGACCATGCCACTGCCGAGGTTATCGTGCCCGGCGCGGAGCTTGCCGCTTGGGATGCTCTAGATTCGGTCGTCCGGTTTTTGGCAGATTATTATAACGGGCTTTTTGACAACCTTGCCCCTTCTATCCCGCCCGACTTAGGCGCACCGGTAATCACCCCTGGCCTGCCACCGGATATCCCATTGCCACATTTACCTCTCCCACCTGACGCTGCTTTGCCTGCGCTGCCTTTGCCAATTGACCCCGGTTTGATAATCGGTCTGCCAGACTCTTTATTGCACATACCGATCTCTGACGCGTTGTTGTTGTTGCTCCGTCCCTTCATTGACGCTGGCACAACTGTTTGTGCTGTCGCGGCTGATTTCATCGCTAACGGTGGTTTGTTCGCACCGTCACTTGTGTCGTTCATGCTGCGTATTGCCGCTGTGCTATGTCAGAAAGCTGGTCGACACGGCAACAGTCGGATCTACGATGATGTTCACGTGTTACCACCCGTTTTCAAGACGACCAAAAGACCTCACATCGGCCCGTTGCAAATCATCAACTACGAATTGCGGCCATGTCGTTCTCGTCTGACGGCCGTCCCGCCGGTGATCGCTGCTGCGCATAAAGATGCTGCGGGTTTTGATCCGCATGAAACGCCTTTCAGCGCGCGGTTGTTTCAAGAGCAGAATGCGGTTTTGCAAGGTTTTGATGTAATGGTTCCGATTGATGTTCCGGCGCCTGTCTCGCAACGTTTCCTTGATTTGCAGGCTGTTTGCAATGAATTTCTCATGCGACCAGTATCCGGCGGGCATTCTCACCCGATTCTCGCCGCTGCCCGCGATATGTTCTTCACCATGATGTGTTCTCGGATATCTGAATCAGATGTCGTACTTGGTGTTGGACTTAGTATCACGCAGGCAAACGTCATGCCGCATCTCGTCCATAATGCCGCTCCGTTCCTAACTGGCCGTGACAAGTACCGGCATACTGAATTGTCTACGCCTGCGAGGCGGCTCGTAGCGGATCGGATTTCATGTCGAGCTAAGATACAAGATTGCTCGCATACTGGTGCCAGCGTCCTCGTTGCCCCTTTCAGCTGCCATTCCGTGCACGTCGGTGACGTCATTCGAGTTTGCGCCGCCAAGGGAATACGTCGTGCTTACATCTTACAGCATCTACCTGCCGTATTATTGGATGAACGTGTTGATAATTACGTCGACCAAGATTGCGGTTTACATTTCATTCGACGTGGTGGTATTATATCAACGACGCATATGGAAGGCGGTTCTTGTGGTTACAATGACGACGCCGCTGCCATGCTCTCTTGGTGCGCACCATTGCCGTTGCTGCCTGGTCACCATGTTCAGCTTGAATCCCTGCGCTCATTTGGCACATTACACCTACTCGAATTGCGTGTCATCGAAGGATCGCATGAAACACACCCGTCGAGCTGGTTAATCGGGCAGGATCAGTTCGTCGTCTTGCCTCTGCTTAAACCGGATTTCACTGTCGATGAAGGTTCACGTTACTTTTCATTACCAGCCCGGCGTTTCAATGCTCTTGTGTCTTTCGCCGCGACTTTGACCGACGAGAAGCTTTCGTTTGTACCGGTCGCCAACAAGTTACGCGGTCAGTGCGCTAAGATTACTATCGGTAAAGACGTTATAGAGAATCGGCTGGACCTGAGTAATGCTGAATTTTTCTCTGTCGTCGGTCACGCAATTTTGGCGACTGTCATCAACTCACGCGATTTCAAAATTGCTGGCGGCGCTTTAGCGAAAGAGGTTGATCGTTTCTATAATCGCAATGGCGGCTACCTGTCACGTTCAAAACAGTATTGGTATGACCTGCTAACGTTTCAGCTGCATCGGAATAGACGCGGCACGCGGGGTTCACCGGTTCTTGACTGGTGGTTCGGAAAAAATATTGACCGAGATGAACTGGCCGTCCAATACGGGTCTCGTAATACGATCATGCTAATGTGCGGCACCGGTCATAATGCCGTGTATTCCCTCAAGTGTGAACCATCCGGATTACTACCACAGGCTACCAATTGTTATCCGCCGTTGCTACCAAACTTGGACGATGATGACTTTAAGTCTGATGCACCGAGAGTCGGTTATGATACTGCCTTGTTCGATTATGGCGATCTCGATCCATTCATCAATTTGCATGATCCTGACCACGACGAACCGCCTGAATGGGCACCGCGTGCGCTCTTCCATGACCGGCGCTTTTCCGGTGTCGTCGGTCGCGTACCAGCCGATTTTGTCAGTAACCTTGTTTATCAACCGAATGACGCCAATGCGGTGATAGCTGAACCAGCTATCGAGGTGTTGGTTGATGACGAGATTGCGTTCCTACGTGGAGTCTACAATGCTTTTGATGGTGATGTGCCCCAGCCCGTCGTCGAAGACCCCTTGATTGTCGTCCCGAGAGAGCGGTTACTGGCTGATGTTGTCCCGCCGCAGCGTATACCAGCGCAGCACCGACCCGCCGTACCTGGTCTGCCACCTGATGATTTCGACGATCAACTAACTGAAGCCGGCTCACTCGACTCTATCATCGAACGCGTGCCCGCCAATTTTATTGTCGCCGACGAAGTGGTTGTGCTTGCGGATGATGATGATGGTAATGCTCCCGTTTTTCTACCTGCTGATCGTAACGTCATGCCTCGTGCGCCTGGTGCTGATCCGCATGCGATCCATATACCGATTGGCGACGATGTTTTCTGCAATGCGCCTTTTGAACCTGCAGGTGAGATGTACCCGATGCCGGATAGACGTTCACGCTGCGCACGCAATTTTTACCGCGCTTATCCTACAGAGGAGTCGCTTGATAATATCGTTGAACCATTCAATATTTGCGCTCCTGATCGCGGCCTTGTACAGCTTTTGCGACGAATCACTGTCAACCGGCCAATGCGTTATTACGATGTTGTCGTCAACGGTGCGCTTGCTCGTTCACTTTATGGTCCGCGACCGTTGGCCGAAGAGCAGATAGCGATGTGGGACCTCGCCGTTGATTTCGCCAATAATTTGCCACTCGGCGCGGTCGTAACTTGTCCGTCGGTTTATCTTGATGGCGCCCCTGGTGCCGCGAAAAGCACTGTCGTGCGTCTACTCGCTGCCGAAGACAGACTCGATTGTCTAGTTGTCACGCCGACAAGGGCTTTACGCGACGATTGGCGTCGTCAGGTTACTGCTGCCGGCGTCAACGCAAACGTCAACACCTTCTTCCAGAAACCACGCAATCGATTTGATTTACTTATCATCGATGAGGTGTTGAAATTTTCGATTAATCATCTCATTGCTTGGTTAAGTTATGCGCGTAGACAAGATGCACGCGTGATACTTGTCGGTGATTCGATGCAAACCAACGGCGGGCGCGCGCAAAGTATACAACCGGATAATCCGATCCTGACCGAACGTTTGCTTTTCTGCGGTGTTTCGAACACTATGCCGCAAGATGCTACTACGATCGTGCGACATCTTCACCCGAACCGTGCACGGTTGATACAGACACGTTCTACTATTCAACGTTCGCTTTTCACTTCCCTGCCTGGTAATAACGGGCGGAATTTCGACCTCGTTATGCGTCCGCGTACAACAGATCGGTTGGTTGAAGGGACCGCCAGCTTAAGTATTTCACAAGCGCAAGGACGCCGTGCTATCAATTGTCGACTGCATATGGATTACCAACCGCGTGTAGTCGCATGGATAAATGCGAATGTGGGCGTCAAGACGGTTGCTTTCAGTCGGCACTCACATGCACTGTTCATCGATTGCCTACCACAGATCCTTGACGAGTTGGTTGGGCTACATGAATTGGTTGCCATTCCAAACGGTGTTAGCGGGGTCGAGCGTCCACGTGTCGCCGGTGCATTAGATCGTCTACCAGTCTTCGTTGAAGCGCAAGAAGAGCGGCATGATCAAATCCTTAATTCAGCGTCCGTCGGTATTGATGATGCGTTCACGTCCGGTGAAATTTTGTCCGCCGCTAATTCCTCGATCGAATTCGCCACTTTCGAACCGCCCGTAGTCGTTAACGCACCTACTGATGATGAGTTGCAAGGTTTCGTTTATTCGATCACGAATTTCGATTTACCAGCTGATTCAGCTGATTTGCTCGATTTCAATTTGGGTGAGGCTGAGGGGCTCAAACGCATCGGTGAACCCGGGCTGCTCGTAAAGAACGCTGTGATGCGTGGGAAGTTTGAAGAAAGCCACAAGTTGTGCGACATCCAATTATCATCCTGTGCTTGGACCGATATACGCAATGTACATGAGCGACAATTTTCAAATAGGCAACGTTGGCGACCATATAAGAACTGTTTCGGTGATGCAGAGCGTTTGTTTAACAGGTTTAAAGATGTTTATTTAGCTGAAACAGCTGATGTTTACATCTTCGAGGGTTCTGATTCCATCGCCCAGTGGTTCCGAACTCGCTCGCAATCATTCCTGTCCTTGCTCGATGGCCCAGCGTTAGGTGAGAACGCTTCTACTTTTGAACGCAGGTGTTTCGCCAAAACGCAATCTAAGTGTAAGGCCGGCACGCCAGGTTTTGCCGCTACGCTACCGTACGGGCAGGGTGTTACGACGAATTCAGCGAGTTATTCCGTTTACTTCGCTGATGCGGCCAAGAAGATCTACGCTAACCTCCCAGACCTGCTGCGTCCCGGCGTTTATGCTGATTTTGGTTATTCCGATGAGGAGCTCGCTGCTGTGCTTTTCCGCGATGGGGCTTCGGACGCTTTCGCCGAATTCAACGTTCAGTTTGATATAAGTCGTCAAGATCAGGCTCATGACCCGGTGCTATTATTAGTCTTCAGTTACGTCGCCAGTCTTTGTGGTGTCGACGATGAGGTAATGGCACTCTATCTCAAAAGCTGCGAAGAGATGCAGGTGCGGTCGGCCGCTGGTTCGTATGAAGGTGTCATGTCGTATAATTTAGCTAGCGGTGACCCATTCACTCTGATACGGAATATCATTCACATGCTGACGGTTATTGCCGCCAGCTATGCAGGTGTAGAACACGCTTTCGTTCTGCAGAAGGGTGATGACATGATCACCAATGCCAAATGCGATGTTGAATACCCTCTTGCGCGTCTCGCCTCTATTGGTCGTGTAATTGTCAAGACTGAACGTGACCAGGCACCCTATCACGCCGGCCGTTTCTTCTTCGGGGATCGATTTTTGGTAGATCCGGTTCGCGCGGTGTTCAAACACTTCGCTAGGATCTATGATCCGCTAGTCAGCGCCGCGGAGCTTTTCGATTCTTTCGTATCTCGGGCTCGCAAACCAACCGCAGCCGGTTATGAATACCTCCAATTCGCCGTCGCGCGTTTTTATCCCTCTTTCGACGCCGAGCAGATTGATGTCATCTTGCGTACGTTCGTTTCGTTGTATGACCCAGCCTTCTTTTATTCCTCGTTGGTATCACCACAACGCCGGCCGCAACCATTAAATCCGCGTTCTGACTGCGCTTATATTATTGCTCGGCGTTTACTCCCATGGTTACCAGCTGCACATTTGAAGGAGTTACGCGCGATGGATGTGAACAACGTCGCTGCGTTTTTCAGGTTGCATGGTATCACGTGCACTGTTATCGACCACAATTTGATGCATGATCCCTCTCTGCGCGGATTGCTGATATCACCATCGCATGTTCGTTATATGCCGCCTACCTACGACCTTAACGAAGCAACTTTATCATCATGGCTCAAAACGACGGAAATGCAAACATTGCTTCGGCCGCGTCAGCTGTTACAGGTGACGGAGTCAGCGGCCCGCCGTCTGTCTTATCATATCAGCCGATTATCGGGGCTCCTGTCAGCGCCAACACCCGCGACAATGAGTATCCAGCGAGCCTTCCTGTCGTCATCAGCAATAACGAAGCCGGTAATAATTTCCAACTCGACTTCACGACCCACCCGCTCATCCAAGCGTTGTACCCGTTCCACGCGTACGTCGCTGTCGACGACATCTACCTTACCGGCGTTTCGTTCCGCGGCGGACACTATTCGAAATTCCACATCAACGCTCACCGCACGCGTGTCGCCACCAGCCCGCTCCAATTCGGGCTCGTTGTCGCTGTCAAAACGCTTGTCGCCAACTCCGTCACAAACGTACCGATCTGTGAACGAGTCGGTTTCCCGACAGGCGTTGAAATCGACCTCAACGCGCACAGTATGCGTTTCGGGCATCCGCGCTTCCAAATGCGCACCTTCAATGCCGTCGGCAATGGGCAGCCCGTCTTCTTCGGGCAGCTCATCTTTCGCATCATTTTCAAAGGCCGCGGTCCTGGGTACGGCGCAATGGGGCAGGAGTTCCCTCAGGTCGGTGGTGCAGTCGCAGGTGTCGAAGACACTGACGAAGACGAATAAGTTGTTCCCTGAATCTAATACTAAAGACGTCTTCTTTTCTCAGCCAATGAGATTATTTTAGCTGAATCAGCTGATTTTATTCTCTTTCTTCTTTCTCTCTTTTCCTTCTTAGCTGAATCAGCTAAATCTATTTCTTTTCTCCTTTTTCTCTCTTCTATTTTCAGCTGTCTTGCTGTTTTCTTTCTTTTTCTGTTCCTG